GCAGGGTCCAGCAAGTTGATATCCAGCTTGCCCTGCTTTTCCAGACGCCGCACGTTGCGCCCGAGGATGCTGCCGTTGACCGCGATGATGTTGTCCACCACGACGCCATGGTAGAGCGTCGGCGGTGCTATGCCTGCCCATTGCCCAACCGGGAAGTCGAGGCGCGGGCCGACCGACAGCTGCCGGAAGTCCACGGTTCCGCCCGTGGCATTGGCGATGCGGACGCGGAGGTAGTGTCCGCTTGCCAGGGCATAGCTGGTGAAGTCGAGCCAGGTGATCGCCGCCGACACCGCGAGCATGCTGCCGCGAGTCGTCCAGGTCGCATCATCGGGCGAGGTTTCGATGTAGAGGTCCAGACCAGCGGGAGGCGCGGCAGGCAACCAGGCCACGAACGAGCGCAGCGTGATCGCGGCGGTCGCCTGCACCTTGAGGTGGCTCGTACCGGTGACGGCGCGGAACAGCGAGAAGTCGAGCCAGTCCACCGCGTTGATCGGGTCGAATCCATCGGCAATCGAACCGTCGTAGGACAGCGAAGCCTTGAAGCGGTGCAGCGCCGAGTCGTAGAGGACTTGCGGGAGGACCATGTTTGCCATCACGCCACCTGAGCTTTCAGATTGAGGTTGTCGCCCACCTGGTCATTGATCGCGCCGACGAGGCCGCGCACCTGGTCCGCGCTGAACGTCGAGCCGTAGAGGGTCACGTTGACGTTGCTTTGGCTGCTGGCTTCTGCGGCTTCCTTGGCCGCGCCTGCGCCGGTCATCGAACCAGTCGCGCCCGCACCGCCACCGCCGCCAGGGGCGCTCTGCGAGCCGAACTGCGTGGACGCGATCTGCTGCAGGCGCATGAGGCCACCGGCAATCGCTGATGCTGCCGCGATGGGCGCGAGCGCCAGGCCGATGCCGGGGATCTCCAGGGCGCGGGTGTAGGCCAGCTGCGCGGAGAGGAAGGTGTTGACCACCGTTTCGGCCATCGCCGCCGCTTTGCCGACTTGGAACATCGCCTTGTTCTTCGACTGCATGAGCGCGGCGAAACCGGAGAGCATGCTGCTGATGACTTCCAGCTTGCCCTGCATCCCGCTCTCCCACATGCCAGCCCACTTCATGCGCTCGTTGTAGTTCTGTTCCTCGGTGTTCTTGACGTAGTCAGCGATCCAAGCGGCTTTCTTTTCCTCGCTGGTCATCTGGACTTTGGCGATGGCGTCCTGCACCATCTGTTCGCCTTCCGCGCTGACCACCGCTCGCTCTTGATTGAACGCCGCCGCCGATTCGAGCGCCTGCGCCTGCGCCTCATCCTGCGACTTGCGGAAGCTGGCCCAGGTCGCGGTGAAGGCATTGCCGCCTTCCTGACTCGCCATCTGCGCGGCGAGGTCGGTGAAGCCCTGCTTGGCAGTCGAGAAGAACGTCTGCGCGTTCTCGGTCATCTGGTCGAGCCACGGGGTCGCCAGATCAGCCGGTGCGCTCATCGCTGCGCGTGCGGCTTCGAGGTTCTGCACGCTCTGGTCGAGGCTGGCGGTCGCCGCAGCAACGCCAGCGTCCGCGCCCTGCCGCAGCCGCATCGCGCCAACGAGCAGATCGGTTCCGGCAACCTCAGCCTGCCAGCCAATGTCGCTCAGTCCCTTGATGCCGCTGCCACGCGCTGCCGCGCCCATGGCGATGATCGTCTTGGCGAAGCTCTCACCGATGATTGCGAACGCCGCGATGGCCTTGCTCTTGATCCATTCCCAGCCGAGTACGATGGCCGATCCGGTGACGTTGAAGCTGGCCTTGATCCAATCCCATGTGTCCGAGAACACATCGCCAATCCACATCGCCGCCTTGGTGACGTCTCGCGCCATTTCCCACACGGCGACCGACAGACCGCCGACGACAACCTTGGCACCCTCCCACATGAGTTGCAGACCTTGCCACGCCAGGCGCATCACGCCGACCGCGCTGACGAAGCCTTCGGCAACGCTCTGCATCGTGGCATCGAAGTCCTTGGCGTTGCCGATCCATCCATTGATGGCGTCCGACAGCCACTTGATGACGGGAGCGAAGGCAACGGCGAGGCGATCACCGAGCGCCTGGAATGTCGTTTGCAGTTCTTCGATGGCTCCCTTGGCCGCGACCAGCTGACCAAGCTCGAAGCCCGACAGGACCTTGCCGGTGCGCTCGGCGTCCTCGCCCAGCTTCCGCATTTCCTCCGAGCCGCCCGCCACCATGAGCGCCACGTTCTTCGCACCGCGCCCGAACACTTCCTGCATCATCGTCGCCCGCTGGCCTTGGTCGGTCACGCTGTTCAGCGCGTCGGCCATGTGCATGAAGGCTTCGTCCGCGCTCATGCCCTCCAGCTGGCGGAAGTTGACGCCCAGCTTCTCCATCGTCTTTGCAGCCTGGCTGCCTTCCTCGGCTGCCTGCCCGATGAAGCGCGACATGAACCGCATGGCGTCGGTCACTTCGGCTGCGCTGCTGCCCGACAGGCTCGCCGCATGGCCGAGCTTCTGTAGCGCGTCCGTGGTCACACCGAGTTCAGCCGCCGTCCGCGCCAGGCCATCGGCGCGGTTGAGGCTGTCCATGACCGTCTTGAACGACAGGAACGCTCCACCAGCTGCGGCGATGGGCGCTGCCAGTTTGAGCGCGGCGGTGCCGACCGCGTTGATGCCAGAGCGTACCTGGCCCATCGCACCGCTGATGCCCTTGGTGAAGCTCTCGGTTGCCTTCGCCGCCTGGGTGTAGGCCGACGCCAAGCCCTGCATCGAACCAGAGATGACGACTTGCAGGGTTTCAGCGGTGACTGCCATGGGTTAGACCTTCATTCCGAGGTTGCGTAGATGCGCCTCGAAGTCGCGCATCCGTTGGTGGTCCCATTTCCCTTCTGATGGCTTGCGGCGTCCAGACTGCACGGCGACCAAGCGAGCGAACTCCCGGTAGGTGCAGCGCCACGCGGCGTCCGTTGGCATGCCAAACCGGATGGTAAGGAGCGCGACCAGGTGCGCCCAATCGCACGCTGTTCCGTCCGGTTCGTCGTCATCGTCTAGCTCGCCGCCTGCGCTTTTCCCTCGGCCTCGGCTTTCGCGTTCCGCAACTGTTCGATCTCATCGTCTGACGAGATCGACATGGTGAGGAAGGTGGTGTAGTCTTGGATGACCGACTTGACGCCTGCGCTCTGGATCATCGCGCCGATGGCAGCGAAGGTCGGCACAGGACCATCGGCTGGGTTCCAGGCTGCCTTGATGCCAGCTTGGAACGCTGCGGCGATGGCCTTGGCTGGCGCTCGCTGGTGCAGCATGATGTCGCGCAGCGCCTCGTAGGCGGTCGTGCCAGCGCGTTCCTCGAACTCCACCAGCGCCTCGAAGGTCGGGCGCAGGGTGAACGCCTGGCCTCCGATGGTGATGGTCACTTCTCCGCGATGCTTGTTAGCCATGGTGTCCTCCTGCCAGGCTTACGGGATCGCGGTGTAGGTGATCGCGCCAGCGGACGCGAGGCCGATGGTGAACTGCTCGGCCTGATTGAACTCGCCCGAGCGTTCGAGCGTGCTGCACAGGAAGTTGCCCGAGAAGATATCACCGGCACCGCTGATGACGCGGAACAGGCCGACATAGCGGCTGGTGTAGTCGGCCATCATCTGCTTGTGGCTGCCCGAGTTGGTGAAGCTGCCGCTGCCGGAAAGCTCCATGCTCGACAGGCCGCAGCCGCCGAGCAGTTCGCGCCACTGGCCGTCGTCCTTGTCGCTGACGTCCACCTGTTCGTTGTTCAGCGATAGGCTGTTGGACTTGAGCGCGGCGATGGTGCGGTAGCCGTTGCCATCGGTCGCGGTCGCGCTGATGTACTCCCAGGTCACGGTGCCATCGGTGATGGCCGAGCCGGTGCCGGTCGGACCGCCAGAACCCGCGCTGGTGCCGCCAGCGGTGCAACGATAGACGTTGCCGCTGTTCGTGACCACATCACCGATCACATAGGCGGTCGTCGCCGCCCACGCGCCGGAAGGATCGTAGCCGCGCTGGATGAGGAAATCTTTGCCGCAGAACTTCGCCATGGTGTTCTCCTGGGTGTTAGCCCGTTAGGTGGTGACGATGGCGCGGAAGCGGACCATCGTGTGATGGGTGAGGCCGTCAGGCTCGGTGAAAGTATCGACCAGATCATGCATGAGAAGGAGCGACTGGCCGGTGGTCATGCTGGTGAGCGGTTGAT